GGTGTTTTAGAAGGTGGTGAAATTGCAAGATCAGCTTCAACTGCTACAGTAAGAGCTGCTAACGTATGTCAAATCAACACAAGAAACGCAACCGTAACTGGTTCGCAACAAGCATCAGACCCAGCTGGTAAGAAGTCAGAAATGGCTCACCAAATGGCTATAATTGGTCGTGCGCTAAAACGTGACGTTGAAACTACAATTTGTGGTACTCAAGGTCGTAACAACGGTGCAGCGGGAACAGTTAGAGCTACAAGAGGTTTTGAATCTTGGATTTCTACTAACGCTGGTAGAGGTACTAACGGAGCTAACGCAGCTAATGAAGGCGCAGCTCCAACAGACGGTACTCAAAGAGCGTTTACTGAAACAATATTAAAAGGTGTACTTGCTACATGTTTTGATAATGGCGCAAACCCATCAGTTATGCTTGTTGGTGCTTTTAACAAACAGAAAGTTTCTGGCTTTGCTGGAAGAGCAACAGCTACACAAGCAGTATCACTTGAAGGAATCCCAGGGGATCACGTTCAAGCGTCTGTTTCTGTTTACACAAGTGACTTTGGCGATATTAAAATTGTTCCGTCTAACTTCTCAAGAACGAAGTCGGCACTTTTAGTAGATCCAGAGTACGTCTCTGTTGCTTACTTGAGAGCATTTGAATCTCAAGATTTAGGAGCAATAGGCGATGCAGACACTCGTGCTATCTATTGTGAATTCGGTCTAGAAATGAAGAACGAATCTGCAAATGGCATAGTGGCTGATTTAACTGTTTCGTAAGTTAATTGGTATGGGGGTGTTGTCACCCACGCCCCCATACTTTTTTAATATGGCAAACAAAACAACTATTACATCAAGTAAGAAGAACTTTCACTCTAAGTTAGTAACGCAAGATTTAGACGATGATGGTGTTTACCATATAGAAACAAAACAAGATGTTACCAACGTCATTAACAATGTTAAGATGTTAAGTGAAACAACAACACCAGGAAAAGATCTTAGGCACGTTGCAGAAATTCCAATGGTTGTTGCAGAACAAGCTATGAGAGAAGGTTGGTTTAACGACAAGGCTAAAATGAAAGCTTGGTTAAACAACTCCGACAATAGTATTTTTAGAATATGGAAGGGTAAAGTATGACGTATGATGAATTAAAAACAGCAATAGGAAATTGGTTAAACAGAACTGATTTAACCAGTCATTACGACACTTTCATAGACAACGCAGAAGCAGAGTTTAATCGCAATATTAGACACAGAGACATGATTAAAAGAGCTGATGCTACTGCTGATGCACAGTATTTAACACTTCCTGATGACTGGTTAGAGGCAGTCAATGTAAAGATTAAGACAGGAACATATAGGCCCTTATTTCAAGTATCAATAGAAACAGGAGATGTATTTAGAAATGCACAAGATAATATATCGGGTGCGCCTTCTTATTTTTCTATTGTTGATGGAACTTTAGAATTAATACCAACACCATCTGTTAGCTCAACATTAGAATTGGTATACTATTCAAAGATACCAGCTCTAAGTGATAGTAATACTTCTAACTGGTTATCTAATTATCATCCTGATATTTATTTATATGGATGTTTAAAACACGCAAGCGTGTTTTTAATGGAAGATGAACGAGTACCGTTATTTGAAGTAAGTTACTTAAAAGCATTGGCTGATTTAGAAGAAGCGAATGAAAAAGCTAAATATTCAGATGGTTCTTTAATTAAACGAGTTCGGACTTATGGACATAAGGCAAGAACAAAAACATATTACGCAAGTAATACATAGGAGTAAAAAATGGCTGGATTTAGCGATTATTTAGAAGATAAAGTATTAGATCACGTATTTGGTGGAAGTGCTTATACAGCACCAGGAACTTTATATGTAGGTTTATTTACCGCAGCACCATCTGATTCAGGTGGCGGAACAGAATGTTCTGGTGGTTCTTATGCCAGAAAAAGTATGCCAGCTATGGCAGTTAGCGGAACATCCCCTACTCAAGCGACTAATGGCGCAGCAGTAGAATTTGCAACTGCAACTGGTGCATGGGGTACAGTTACCCACGTTGGAGTATTTGACGCTGCATCAAGTGGTAACTTAATGGCATGGGCAGCTTTAACTGCATCTAAGACAGTAGCAAGCGGAGACGTATTCAGATTTGATGCTGGTGACTTAGATATCACGTTAGCGTAGAACTATGGCATCTATTGGCTACGGTCAATATAACTACGGGCGTGGTGATTATAACAATCCCACATACCATTTCGCGTCTGCAACTATTGCAGAGACTTCAGGTGTAAGTGCTACTGGTAGATTAGATCTTATTGCTTCGGCAACAATAGCTCAAACTTCTGCATTCACTTCGTCTGGTCGTGTTATTAAGTCAAGCGAAGCGACAATAGCACAAACTTCTGGCTTTAATGCGACAGCAGAAGTCGTTAAACTTGGCTCTGCAACCATAGCGCAAACTTCAGGGTTTACAGCTACAGCAAGACAAATAGATCGTGGACAAGCCACGATAGAAGCAACATCTAGCTTTACCTCAACGGGCCACGTTGTTAAGTTAGGCGCAAGTACAATAGCGCAAACATCGGGATTTGCAGCGACAGGCGTTATAGTTCTTGATGGTTCAGCTACTATCGCACAAACAAGTGCATTTAGTTCAGCTGGCAAGATTATTAAGATTGGAGCATCAACGATTGCTCAAACTTCAGGCTTTACTGCAACTGGTAAATTTATAATTGGAGCTGCTTCAACTATAGAAGAAACCAGCAATGTTGTAGCTTTAGGTGGAGTTAAATTTTTTGGTTCAGCGACCATTGCACAAACCTCTAGTTTTTCTGCGATTGGTAGCATAAAATGGGAAACACAAACTGTTTCGACAACCAATTTCACGGAACAGACAGTTTCAACTACAAATTGGACAGATCAATCCAAACCATCAACCGATTGGTCAGAAGCAGCATAAAGGATAAGAATTATGGCAGATACTACAACTACAAATTTAAGTTTAACTAAACCAGAGGTCGGAGCATCTACGGATAGTTGGGGAACTAAACTAAACGCAGATCTTGACTCAATAGACGCGATATTTAGTTCTACTGGTACATCGGTAGCAATCAACTTAGATGGAGCTGTTATTGACAGTTCTGTTATTGGTGGCACTACTGCTGCTGCTGGATCGTTTACAACGCTAACAGCATCAAGCAATTTATCCGTAGACGGCGGAACAATCAAACTAGACGGAAACTACCCTACAGGCACAGGTAACGTAGCTTTGGGTGATACTGCATTAGATAGTGTTGCAAGTGGTGGTAATTATAATTCTGCTGTTGGGAGAAACTCTTTAACTGCTACTACAACTGGTGATAGCAATACAGGAATGGGTAATGCTACATTAGCAACAAATTCAACTGGTGGAAATAATACCGCAGTTGGTGGAAATGCTCTTGAAAGTGCAACTACAGCCGATAACAATACTGCTGTCGGATATGCAGCTTTAAATTTAAACACTACAGGCGCAGAAAATACAGCAGTAGGAGGAAACGCTCTTGATGCAAATACAACTGGCGCAAGTAATGTTGCAGTAGGACAAGGTTCATTAGACGCTAACACAACTGCTAGTAATAATACTGCTGTTGGACACGATTCCTTAAAGAACAATACAACTGGTGCTGAAAATGTAGCAGTTGGTAAAGGTGCTTTAACAGGTAATACAACAGCATCTAGCAACACAGCAGTTGGAAGAAGTGCTTTGAATGCAAACACTACAGGTGCTTCAAATACAGCAGTAGGTTATTTAGCTTTAGAAGATAATACAACTGGAACTAATAACGTAGCTCTTGGTAAAGATTCTCTTAGAACAAATACAACTAGTAATGGTAATGTTGCTGTAGGTTCTAATTCTTTAGAGGTTAATACAGCTGCCAATAATACAGCAGTAGGTAATGCAGCTTTAGCAGCAAACACGACAGGAGCATCAAACGTAGCTGTTGGTTCTCTAGCTTTAGATGCCAATACTACAGGAACAACCAATACAGCAGTTGGGGCTTCAGCTCTTGGAGCAAACACCACAGCAGATGGCAATACCGCAGTAGGTTATGCTGCTTTAGAAGCAAACACCACAGGTGGGTCTAATACAGCTACTGGTTATAAATCTTTACAGACAAATACTACAGGAAATTATAATACTGCTCATGGGTTATATGCTTTACGTGTAAACACCACAGGAACTGGGAATACAGCAGTTGGTTATAACTCTTTAGACGCTAATACGACAGCAGCTAATAACACAGCTATTGGTATGGACACTCTAACAGCAAACACTACTGGTGCAGAAAATACAGCACTCGGTAAAGGTGCTTTAGCATCAAACACAACTGCTAGTTCTAATGTTGGTATTGGTAAAAGTGCTTTGCTGTTAAACACAACAGGTGCTTACAACACGACTGTTGGAACAAATTCACTAGATGCTAATACAACTGGTTCAGCACTCGCAGCGTTAGGGTATGGTGCTTTAGGAGCGAATACTACAGGAGCTAATAACGTAGCAGTAGGTGCTGATGCTCTTGATGCAAATACAACAGCATCAAACAACACAGCAGTTGGAGCAGCAGCTTTAGGAGCAAACACTACAGGTACAGCCAACACAGCAGTCGGTTCTAAAGCACTAGATGCTAATACGACTGCACATAATAACACAGCAATGGGTTTTGACACGCTTTCAAAAAATACTACAGGAGCAGGTAACACAGGATTCGGCTCAGGTGCTTTGTATTCCAACTCCACAGCCTCAGATAACACAGCAGTTGGTTTAAATGCTTTAGTATCAAACACTACAGGTGCAGAAAACACATCAGTAGGTTCATCAGCTTTAGATGCCAATACTACTGGTGTTGAAAATGTTGCAGTTGGTTATAGTGCTTTATCAAATTCTACTACTGGAAGTTACAACACCGCATTAGGTAAATCCGCTTTAGGCTCGACTACTACAGGACATTCTAATACTGCGGTAGGTCAGGCTTGTTTAGACGCAGTGACTACAGGTAACCACAATACTGGTTGTGGTATTGGTGCCGCTACAAACGTCACAACAGGAGGCTTAAATACAGCAATGGGTCGTTCTGCTTTGCAAGAAGTAACTACGGGAAGCAAAAACTCAGCCCTTGGTAATGATGCGGGTGCTTCTTTAACTACAGGTAGTTTTAATCTTTTTTTAGGACATGAAAGCGGTATTACAGGAAGTCCAGGTGGTAATATCTCTAGTCAAGACGACCAAGTTTGTGTAGGTTCAAATGAAATAACTGCCGCTCATATTCAAGTAGATTGGACTATTGCTTCTGATAAACGTGATAAAACAGACATAGAACCAATGGAAATGGGATTAAGTTTTATTAATCAATTAGAACCTGTTACCTACCGTTGGGATAAACGTGCTAAATATGTAGACAAATTTGATACTACAGTAGATTTAAACAAAGTTATACCAGACGGAACACATAAAGAAAGTTGGTTAGACGTAGGTTTCTTAGCACAAGACGTTAAAGAACTAGAAGCACAATACGGTTATAAAATAGAAGATGAAACTAATCTTACAACAAATTTAAGTGAAGATGGCAAACAGTATGGGCTTACTTATAATAAGTTTACACCCATGTTAGTCAAAGCAATACAAGAACTTTCGGCAAAAGTCGAAGAATTAGAACGTAAATTAAACGGAGAATAAATATGACTCAAACAGTAGCAGAAGTGCTAACAGCAGCAACAGATAGCGTAACAGTTATCAACGACATCAATACGAAAGGTAAGAAATCAGAGTATGTTGGTGGTTCATCAGAAGCAGATACAGATATGTCACAAGCTGATATAAATGCATGTGTACAACGTAATGTTGACCACATAGAAACTATACTAGCTTACGAACCTGTTGATTCAGATGATGATACTCCAGATGTTAAAGGCTCTAGTGATAGCAAAACAGCTTACACAAGTGCAGTAACAACTGGTAAAGCTTATATAGCAGCAAACTAATAAAAGTGAATGGCATTACTCCCAATAACACCACCTCCAGGGATTGTTACCAACGGAACAGCGTACAGTAATAAAGGTCGCTGGACTGATGGTGATTTAGTTCGTTTCCAAAATGGAAATTTAAGGCCCATTGGCGGTTGGGAAAAACTAAAGCCTACAGCACTAACAGGCACACCCACAGCTCTTTTTACCTATTCAGATAACGCTGGCAATCCAATCTTAGCGGTTGGCACAAGAGAAAAGGTATATGTTTTAACAAGGAACACTTGGTATGACATAACACCAGCTAACTTTGTAACAGACGCATCAAATGATCCTTTGGGGTTTGGTGCATACCATTACAACGTAGAAGATTACGGTGATGCGCGTTCTCAATCAGGATTGCTCTTTAACACAACATCCTTTTCGTTTGATAACTGGGGTGAATTTTTAATATTCTGTTCAGCATCAGACGGTAAGATCTATCAATGGCGACCACACGGAGGGGGTACAAACACTCCCGATGCAGCTGGTACTGCAATAACTAACGCACCTACAGGTAATCTAGGTGTCATAGTAACAAACGAAAGACACATATTAGCCATTGGTTCTGGTGGAGATCCAAGAAAGATTGCGTGGTGTAGCAGAGAAGCCGAAACTACTTGGTCAGCAGCAGCGACTAACACAGCTGGTGATTTGCAAGTGCCTACAAGCGGAAGAGTGATAGGTGCTGTTAAATGGCAAACAGACGTTATACTTTTTACCGACACAGGAATCGCACGTCTTTATTACACAGGTCAGCCATTTGTATATGGTATTCAAGACGCTGGTACAAACTGTAAGGCTATATCAACAAGGGGTATTGTCAGTGCTGGTAATTTCTTGGCATGGATGGGTGAGAACAGCTTCTTTGTTTTTGATGGTTCTGTAAAAGAAATACCTTGTGAGGTACATGACTATATATTTGATGATCTTAAATACACTTACAGAAAAACCATAGCGGGTGGTCACAACTCTAACTTTAATGAGATATGGTGGTTCTTTCCATCAACTGATTCTTCCAAACCAAACAAATACGTTATCTGGAATTACCTAGACAACAGTTGGAGCGTGGGTTCTATGGATAGAGGGTGTTGGGTGGATCAAGGCACTTTTGATTATCCCATAGCCTGTGATAACGCTGGCTTTGTTTACCAACATGAAAGCACTACATTAAACAACTCTCCACAGTTAGGTACATCTGTACCTTTTGCACAATCAGGGCCTATAGAAATAGGTAATGGAGATCGTTGTGTGCAAGTAAATCAAATCATTCCTGATTCAGAAGCCAACACACTACCTGGTGTAACCCTTAGTTTTAAAGGAAAATTTACACCGCTAGGGCCTGAAACAGATTTTGGTTCTTTTACTTTTGATGCAGCAGACGGATATACGGATGCAAGGTTTACAGCTCGTCAGGTACAGATGAAAGTTACAGGTGAAACAACACAAGATTTTGAAGTGGGCGACATAAGATTAGATTTAAGGAACAGAGGTCGTAGGTAATGGCAAGAAGATCATTCACCAGACCAAGCGAACAGTATGATAGAGAATATCAAAATTATTTGGTATCCGAGTTAGAATATCAATCAGGCTTAACCTTTAATAAAGGTGAGCGCATTGAAGCCAATGGTGGCGATCAGACAGAATTAGTTTTAGTGAGTGCTGATGGCTCTAAATTTAAAATACAAGTTGACAATAGTGGAAACCTATCAACAACATCAGTATCATAGTGTGGCAAGAATATAGAATTAAAAAGAAGGTATTAATATGATAGAAACATTAATAGCAGCAGCTACAGCAGCATCAGGACTTAAATCTGCGTTTGGTGGTGGTGGCGGAGGTGGTGAAACAACTACCCAAAGCGTTGATCCAGCAATGATGCGTATTTATAACGATGTTTATAATACGGGCAGAACTTTAGCGAACCAACCTTACATCCCCTACACAGGAGCAAGGGTAGCTGGCTTTAACCCAGATCAATTACAAGGGTTTGATGCGACTAGAAATATGTTTGGTCAATCTATGGGTTACGATCCTAGAAGTGCTTTAAACAATCTTGCTAATATGAGTACACCATCTGTTTCTCCGTTTACAGGAACAGGTAATACAGTTAATCGTAATGATATAAGAAATGTTACGCCACAAAGTTTTTTAAATACAAATTTACAAAGTTATCAAAACCCATACACACAACAAGTTATAGATACTACGTTGGCTGATTTAGATAGATCTAGGCAAATGGCAGTTAGTAGAAATCAAGATAGCGCAATAGGAGCTGGTGCTTTTGGTGGTTCAAGAAGCGGAGTATTAGAAGCAGAAACCAACAGGGCGTTTGCCGACCAAGCAGCCAGAACTGCTGCTAATTTAAGACAAGGTGGTTTTGATAGAGCCACATCATTAGCTGGACAAGATATTGGTAGAGACTTTACTGCACAACAAATGATGTCAGATGCAGACAGAGCAGTAGCTTTTCAAAACGCTCAAGCTGGCAACCAATTTGGTTTAGCCAATTTAGGATATTTAAACCAAGCAGCAACTTTACAACCACAATTAGAAATGCAAAACAAAGCGTTTCAATCTGGTTTGTTTGGTAGCCAATTATCAGATCAATACAAAAACTTAGGATTACTAGCTAACATGGGTAGACAGCAACAAGGTTTACAACAAGCTGGATTGGATCAAGGTTACGCACAGTTTATGGATGCAAGAAATTATCCAATACAACAATTTGGCTTTTTAACAGGAGGAGCTGGTTTGTTCCCACAAACAAGAAACTCACAAACAACAACACAATTAAGTTCTGCGGATCAAATTGCTAGAGTCAATCAACAAAGCGATGCTGTTAAAAACTTAATTGATTTGTTAAATACTTAGAGGTTTTCAATGAATTTGTTTGAAAGATTAAAAGAAAAATCAAGAAGGATTACAGAGCAAGAGCGATTAAAAGATGCTGTTAGGGGAACTGGTGGTATTTTAAGCGCAGATCAAGTTGCGCTTCTTTCACCAGAACAACAAAAAGCTTTAAGAGGAACTGCTTACGATGCTGGCATGAGAGGTACACCCAGTAAGACTTTGGCTGCTAATTATCAAATGCAACAATACAATGATGCGGTAGGGAGACTTACAGCAAACCCAAACACACCTCCATCACAAGCAGATTTAATGACAATATTAGGGCCTAAAGATTATTTAACAGCTACGATGGGTGGTGGCTCTTATCAAGGAACTGGATTAAATAATCAATTTTTAAATGATTTAGAAAGAGGTGCAAAAGATCCTGAATTTAGAAAAACAACTCGTTATAAAACAGCTTATGATCAAATGACCAGATCTAAAACAAGCACTTATTTAAATGAAGCTGGTCAAACAGTAACAAGAACTGTGCCTGGTTTAAGTACAAGCATTTATCCAAAACCACCTTCTGAAAATTCTTTAGAAACCAATGATGTTATTGATGAAAGAGGTACAACAGAAAAAATTGGCATATCAGCAGATAGAAGAAAACTTGTAGAAAAAGATATTGATATTGTCGATGGTGTTGTAAATAAACTAGATGCTCTTGAAGAAGTAATTTTAAGAATAAATCCTGGTGTTACAACTGTTGGAGTAGAGTTAGCAGAAGTAGATAGTGCATATAATTCAGTTCTTTTAGAGTTAAAAAACTATGCAGAGCTTGGTGTGTTAGCTGGCCCTGATATGGATTTATTAGAAAATTGGATTGGCAATCCAACAAAAATAAAACAATTATTAAAAGGTGGAAATGAGGGAACTTTACTACAGCTTAGACAATTAAAAAATGCTGCTGTAGAAGTTAAGAATAAAGGTTTAAAAGAACTAGGACAAGAAGTTCCAACTCCTGAAGGAGCAAAATCAGAACAAACTGCATATCTAAAAGGAAGAATGATAGTTCTTAATGCTGATAAATCTGGTTGGGTTTATCAAGACACAGGCGAACCAGCACAATAAAATAATGGCAACAGAAGTATTACCACCATTACCGAAGGGAGCAACTACACTACCCCCATTACCTTCTGGTGCATTAAACATTGATAATTTAGATAAAGACACAGGAGTTTCTGCTTCTTTAAGATCAACAGTTAGTGCCTACAAAAAACCAGAAGATAAATTAAAGTTAATTAAAAAATACTATCCAGACGCTATTCCTTTTGGATCAGATAATTATGTTTTTAAAAATCCAAAAACAAACAGACCAACTCTATTTAATCCAGAAGGTGTAGACTTTGGCGATTTTGCAGAATATGGTCGTATTGGAGCAAACATTTTAGGTGGTCTTGCTGGTTTTACTACAAGTGCCATAGTTGCTTCCCCAACTATTGTTGGTGTTCCTGTAGCTGGTGCAGCTGGAGGAGCAGTTGGATCTGTAGCAGCTGGGGAAGCCTATGATGCAGCACTAAGATCTATCTTTGGTGAAGGTGTTGAAGATACTAGAACTGCTAGTGAATACGCAACAGATTTAGCAATAGAAGGAACAATAGAAGCAGTTACTCCATTTCCAGCAGCAGCTGGTATTAAATATGGCAGACAAGGTTTAGATAAATTACTAAATACTCCACAAACAAAAAATATAATTAATTCGGCTAAAAATCTAGGTATTAATGAATTACCTTTAGGAGTTTCTTCTGGCGGAGGGAACATGGCAAAATTCGAAAAAGGATTAGCAACAACTGCTGGCGGAGGAAAAATAGTTAATCTTTATGCTGATGGAATAAATCAATTAAGTAAATCCGTTGATGAAATAACGTCTATGGGAGCTAATCAAAGTAAAGAATCTGCTGGCGAAATAATTAAAAATGCAGCAACACGATTTGAAGATGATTTTATAGCAAGGTCTGATGCTTTATATGGCAAAGTAGATTCATTAATAAATCCAAGTGAAATATTCTTAATGCCAAATGTTGCAAAAGTTTTAAAAAGTAGCGAATATAAATTTAATAATAAAAATTTATCTCAAGTTTTTGGCAAAGATTTTTCTGATGGTTTAAAAAATGTTTTTAAAGTAAAAAATAAAGAAGGAAAATTAGTTGATGGCCCTGTAGAGCTTTCTTACAAAGATATAGCTGCTTTAAGAACTCAAATTGGTAGACAAATGAAAGGAACTTTTGTTGTTGGCACTTCACCAGACAAAAGTGGCTTAAAACAACTATACGGAGCATTGACTAATGATATGTTTAATGCAGCTAAATTAGTTGGTGGGGATGCTGAAAAATTTGCTATACAAGCAAATAATTATTATAAACAAGGATCAGATATATTAGAAAAACAAATAAAACCGTTAGTTACAACAAGGGGAGGAAAAGATTATTTATCTTCAGAAAAAATTTACGATAGGTTTGATAAAGGCACATTAACCGAGCCTTCAAGATTTAATAAAATAACTAATAATTTGTTCAATAAAGGATTAAAAAACGAAGATCAATTAACAATTCTTGGTGAAAAACAACTTTACGATTTAACTAGAGATCCAGTTGGAGATTTGAGTATTGGTAAAACAGTTTCTAATTTAACAAAATATACAAAAGGAACAGGTGAATTACCTAACACTATACAATCAATAGGAACTAAAGTTGATGATGTTAAAGAGGTTTCTAAAGCATTTAGAGAAGCAGATAAATTTACCAATTTTTCCAACACAGCAACAGGCAATGCACAAAGAGAGCTTTACGCATCATTAGGTTTGGGTGTTGGTGGTGGTTTATATTCTGGAGATGTTTCAACAGGACTATCTATTGCAGCTGGTAGTTATTTAGCACCTAAAGTAATAGCAAGTTTATTAGAGAACAGAGTTACAAGAAAAGCTGTATATGACTTTGCTAGAAATGCCGATGTTCCAGTAGATGCTAAAAAATCAATTTTAATTGGAATTGGCTTTGGATCAAGCCAAGCCGATTCTGTAATACAAGATGCTTATAAAAAACCAGAAGGTTTATTAGAATAATTTAACTCAACCCCATGTTTAACAAGGAAGATAAATTTGAATAGCTATGTCAAGGATTACAGAACGGGTTGGTCGTTCTGGCGAATACTTCGTAGCATCACTCCTCTCTCAAATATCCGATACAGTTCTTGTTATTCCTCATTCAGCCGAAGCTGATATATTATTTCAATACGACAACATCGTTTACAAAGTCCAGGTTAAAACTAAAACCAAGATAGAAAAGCATAGAACGAACTGGCGGTTTGATATGCGAAGAGGATCACACACCAAGAACCGTAATTACGAAGATGGATCTATAGACATCTTTGCCTTTGTCTCCTTACAACACATGAACGTAGTTTTTCATAAACCTAGAGAAACCGACAGCATCACTATTAAAGATGCACAGATGAGAGACAACAACCCCATAGAAAACATATTAGAGATACTAGGTGCTTAAATAAGCACCAACACGCACCAGTTGGCTTTATGTTCCACATGAAACATTGGTTTATATAGGTTTTACGAAAGAAGTAGACAGATTAGGAATAAGTCTTTAATATAATCATTGTAGTTAATTAAGCAACACTTTGATTCACTACATAGTTGAGGAAATTTAATAATAATTTAGGAGAGAAAAATGAGGAGATCACCAAAGCAAAAACAAGACTTAATCTATGCAATCATCTGCTTCACACTATTGGGTGCAGTTATGACTGTTAATGTATTTCTATACGCGATTAATTTTTAGGGGGAAGTATGGAAACTATAACGAGAGATAAGCAAGTTCGTGGCTTACATCTCCGAGAGTTTAACTACAGCAAATCCTTTTACTTGGATTACACAATCGAAGGTAAAAGACGCAAGGTTAAACTTGGAGAACTAACCAACAACTTTGGTTGGAAAGAAGCACGACTTAAAGCGATAGAGACACGCAATGAACCCTTAGACGAACCAAAGCCACAGAAAGTTAATGTAAGCGATGTTTGGCATTTATGGAGTGGCGATGTAGGTTTACAAAAAAAGTCTCGCAAACACGATGTAGAGATGTTTGAGGGGGTTATTCTTCCTTACCTTAAAGATAAAGATATTAGAACCATAAAATACTCTGATTTAAGAACGCTACACACCGATCTAACTAACAACAATGGGCCTTATCGTGCTAACGCAGTTCTGCGTTTACTAAGGACATTATTTAACTACATGGAATCCATTGGTGAACTAACACCCAATCCTTTCCCTAAAAAGTTTCGCATGAACAAAGAATACAAAAGAGTGCGTTACTTAACTCAAGAAGAGCTGGCACGCTTGACTGTGGTTCTTAATACAGAAGCACCTTTTAAACAAAAGCAAACTACTTTAATCTGGTTGCTACTGTTTACTGGAGCAAGGATTGGTGAGTTATTGAAAGCTAAGTGGTCAGACTTGGATGGTAACGTCTTAACGCTTACCGAACACAAGACAGACCACAAGGGTATAGATCGTAAAATCTTTTTATCCAACCAAGCTATGCAGCTGATAGATAACTTACCCAGAAATGGAGAAAAGATTATAGGTTTTGCAACATCACCTCAAAAGTGGTGGAAGCGAATATTAGAAGAAGCCAGCATAGATGATTTAAGATTTCACGATCTTAGACATTCGTTTGCTTCTTTTATGGTTTCTAACGGTAGCACGTTAGAAGAGATAGGTGGTCTTTTAGGTCACTCCGATACGTCAACTACTAAACGCTACTCGCATTTAATGGCAGACAAGAACCAGGAGAACGCACAAAAGACTTCGGATAATATTAGTAAAATGATTATGGGGGGAAAAGCTAATGGTTCAAAAACATAAAGGGCCGCCATTCAGTAGCGGTGGCGTGACTAACGGCAACATAGGATGGAACACTCAAGAACTTTATAGGAGAAAGACAATCGATAAACTAGAACTTTGTTGTTTCTGTTTTAATAAATTTAACGTAGAAGATTTAACTGCTATGCCTGACGGGGGTAATGGTGGTGTTTGCAAAGAATGTAAGGAGAAAAGCTAATGGACATGAAAAAAGCTGAAAAAATATGGCGTGATAGCCAACCGCTAGAAGCCAATGGATTAGTGGGTAAAAAAACTTTACCTAAAAGGTGGGCAATGAAGCTTGTTGCTTACAAAAATAAAAAGAAAAGGAAACAAAATGATAGAAGAACTTAAACGCATACACAGAAGGTTAGATGAATTTGTGGCGCACACAGAAGCTACTAACGTACCAGTAGATCAAATAGAGTACGCAAGGGTTATTA